TTGCGGCCGCAAGGTAGTTCTGCCAAACCATTTTTGCATCTTCCATAACTTCCTGGAAAGGACGTGCTTTAATTTGAGCAATCTCAGTATTATCGGTGACTTGTGCGCCATCAAGCTCAACTGCTTTATCAATTGCGTCTCCAATTGCATCTACAAGTTCTTTATAACCGAATTTAATCTTTGGGGCAAGATACTGATAACGAGACCCGGCGAATACTGTTGGTGTAGAGCGTGTATAAAGAAAACGCTCAGTTGTTCCATCTTGATTCATCTGAACTTGAAGATAACCAATAATATCAACAATACTATTAATAATTGTATAAGCATTATTGGGAAGATCGGGCGCGACTGCGGTAATTGGATTACCTTCCTCATCACGCATTTCAGTTGGCTTTTCTTTGCTGTGGGCAATGAAAAGAATACCAAAACCAAGTAATGTAATTTCACGCCAAAATTCAGAGAATTCGGTCTTTAACATGTTCCACCCTTGCTTTGGAACTTGTTATCTTATAGGCTTTTTATCCTATAATTCTTACACTTACTTATTCGTGTAAGTTCAGCATATCTTTTCACCTTCTAAATGATAGAAGGGCTAACTCTCGTGGAATTTTATATCATTTTAATAATTCAAGAAAATGCTCATACTTTCTATTTAACTTTAATATATTGTCATTATAATACATTAATTTAAATATCATATTCGTTCTCTCTTTTGAATATGTATATAATCTATATCGTGGAATAGTGCAAGTCTCATCAGTAGTATTCTCTAATATAGTGGTTACATGATTAAATTTTAAATAATCATAAATTGATACAAAAGTTTCTAATGAAGCACCGTCTAGCTGCCATCTTATTCCATTATTTGCGCTTGTAATACATCCATCTCCGTCAAAAAATCCTCTTAAAAAGTCTGGATAAAACTGAGATTTTATATTTTTTATAAAATTAGTATCACAATATGTTTTATTTGGAATAATATCATATAAACTTAAATCATCTTTTATTTGTTTAGAGAAAAAATATAATTTAGAATTTTGGAATCCATTAGCACGAGTATAATCTTTAATAGGGCGTTCATTTCCTAGTACTTGATTAATATCAATTAAAATTTGTTTATCACTTTGTTGTAATTCAATACATACACAATTATCTTCTCTACTTACCCACCCATCCGCGGCCAATAAGCCTAATATATAGGCACTCTCGGGCGTTTGATTGTTTATATCAAAGAAATTATGCTTAATATTAAATTTACTTATATTAGTTTCTTGTACTGTTCTTATTGTAACTTTATTACGTACTAATGCTCGTCTAATAGTTCCTGTACTAACATTATAATTTTTTGCTAGCTGATTTTGACTTGTTCCTTCAATATAAGATTCAATAATAGCTTTTTCTTGCTCATTCGTTAAAATTGTTTTACTCATCCAAGTCAAACCTCCTATAACTTATATTAAAATGTTTAATAATTCTATGCGTTGCGGCTGGCAAGCTTTTTACAGCAAGCCTTCACCTCTGATTCCCATTTCAGGGTTCCAGATTTTTAGTTAGTTTTTACATTACTCTCACGAGTAAAGGGGGCCAAGGTTTTTAACCCCACGGTACATCTCTGATAGAATCAACACTTTCACGTTGGCAGATATACTTTTCACAAAGCTGCCAAGCAATTGAAGCAGTATCGACTACAATACTGTCATACATCTCTTTTGCTTGCGGCTTACGAAGCTGAGTAAGAACCTGCTTCGCATCTGTCCACCTGAGAATTGGAACACTACGAATTCCCGCGAGGGCATTTGTACCTTGCTCAAAATTTAGAAACAAGGAGCGAGGAAGCTGGGAACCAAAAGTTGATTTACCAGTTTTCACTTTGTTATCTTATCGGCTCTTTATCCGATAATTCTCATACTTACTAATTCGTATGAGGTCAGATTATCTTTTCTTCTACTTGAGAAGTTACTGGCTCGTGGGATACTATATCATTAAAGAGTTGAAGACATTTTAAATATTTCCTTGGTAAGTAAAGATTGGGTTTTTCATTATAAAATAAATAATATAATTTCTCAGAAGAAGATTGTGCATATTGAAAATAATAAACATTGTTTCGGTTGTCTTTATAAATTTTAACCTTAGGAATATTATATTTATTATAAAGAATATCAATAATATCATTCAAAAATTTTTCATTATAACTACATAAAGAAAACCGAACATATGAACCACTTAAACAAAAAGTACCATCTCCATCAAAATAACCGCGAATAAAATCTATCCAATATTTTTCTGGTAAATTTTTAGGAAACATAAATGAATAAGTTTTTCTATTTACAATACCATAATTATTTAATATATTTTTTATTTTTTCACTACGAAAAACAAATTCAGATACATTAAAACCATCTTTTGTTTGATAATCTCTAATAGGATAATTACTTTGTAGAGATTTTTGTATCATTTCTAAAAAATTTTTATCTACTGATGATAATCCTATTTTAATACTGCCATCTTTTCTAATACTACCATCCGCGGCTAAAAAACCTAATAAATAACAATTATTTTTATTTAATTTATCAAAATAATTATCATTGATATAATATTTTCTTTGATTTTGTGGAGAATATTTATTTTGTTCTTCTTTTGAACGAATATGTATATTATTTTCAACTAAAATTTTTCTTAATTTATATGTTGATATTCCAATTTCTTTACTTAATTTAGCAAGACTTACTCCTGCATTATATTTATCTAAAATAACGGTAATATCCATAGATAGAACCCTCCTTAATGTTTAATTATCCTAATCGTTGCGCGTGTTATATCTTTTAAAATATAACTTCCGCTCTGATTGTCATTTCAGACTTCCAGATTTTTCCAGTAATTATCTTATATAATCACTTATATAAGGCCCAAATTTTAGGCTCTCCGTAAATCAATAAAAACTTTCCTTTCAAGTCTCGGCTAATCTTAGACGGCTCTAAACTAAAAATATCAATATATGCCATAAATTATCCTCCTAGAAAAGTATAACTGGGATTATTCCCAGCTATACTTTGTACTAGAATTATCCGCGGCGGATGCCTTTGGAGCCTTATGAGTAGCATCAATTTGAAGCTGCTCAATCTTGGCCTTACGCGCATTAAAAGCCTTTTTAATCTCACTAGGATCATATGAGAGGTCTTCTTCTTTGCCTTCATCATCGCCCTTGGTAATAATAAGTTCACGAATTGTACGAGTTGTCATTTCCGGAATCTCTTCACCCCAAGAACTCTCGGTGCCAGAAGCCTTAACTTCAACTGCTGTGACACGAATACGCCCCTTAACATTTACTGTATCGTTAATATTCCAATTACGCTCAATATAATTAACTGCGTCAGGATTTTCTACAATAAATTCAAATACATCAAGATTACCACCATACTGAACTACGCCGCCCTTAATAATTAGACGCCCAGTGGTGTCGCCATCTCGGTCCTCTTCGGAGCGCATATCAAGAATATAAATATCAGTTGTAAACGACGCAACATCAGTTGCTGATCCGCCCACATTAATAAAAGAAGTATTAAGTTGCCAACCATTAATTAGCTGACCAGACTTAGTTACAAAATTATTTTCACGTAGAGAACCAGAATTAATACGAACAATATCAGCATCATCAATACCTACATTCTGAACAGTTTTAGCAGAACGTAGAGCCATAATTTGCTCATATCCTGGATTTGAGGTGTTCTTCTTAGTGTACTTCGCGGCGAACATACTGACTGGGATATCACTTGTTTCCTCACGGCCACCATAAGTCTGAGTTACGCGTACGGTCATATTAACACTTTCATAAGGACGACCATCTTCAAGCTTGCCCTCACGGAAAGTAGTATCAAGAAGCTTACCTACAATATTAACTCGATTTAGTGCTTGTTCATTTACAGTTTTCATTTTTATTTTCTCCTTTTTTATTTTCTATGTTTATTATATCATGTTATTTTTAAAAAATCAAATAAAAGGGCGACTCATGGATTGAATCGCCCTTTGTTAATATTTAGGCGTTCTCCTTCGCGGCCTTAGCAGCGGCTCGCTCAGCGGCCTTACGCTCCTTTTCAGCCTGCTTCGCAGCGGCCTTCTCCTCAGCGTCCTTTACTGGATCATAAGCAAGTCCAGCCTCGGTAAGAGTATGATACTTAACAGTATGGGTCTTAGCCTTACGAGTCTCGGTCGCGGGCTCATCCTCAACAACATCCTCACGAGTAGTAACGGCAAAACCATTACGAATTAGAAAGTTCATAGAGCCTGTTACGGCAGCGAGTGGGATACCAAGCATTTCAGCGAGTTCCTGCTTAGAAAACTCCTTACCAAAATTCTTCTGTAGAGTACGGAATACTAGTTCACTGTTCTGAGTCATAATACATTTTCTCCTTTTTATTAAATTATTTTTTATTTTTAAAGTGGTAAGGTTTTTTCCTTCCCCTTTATGTATATATTATATCAGAATTTTTATTCAAAGTCAAATATTTAATTTTTATTTTCTTTAAAAAGTTCATTCGCTAAATTTTGAGCTTCTTCGTCTGTGGTGGTTTCATTCATAATACGTTGAAGCTTGGGTATAATTAGCGTTTTATATTTATTAATAGTTTTTTGTAGAAGCTCAAGTTTTGTTTCCATGTTGTTCGTGACAATCATAGAACCTAATAGAAGCTTAATAAAATCATTACGTTGGAGCGCTTCTTTCTTATGAAGTTTTTCACCAAGTGCAACATAATCTTGATACATAACTTGAGCAGCTTTTAAACCTTCAATGTCATTCTTTTTTTCATCATATTCTTTTACTTGCTCTGCGGCATTTTCGGCCGCGAGAGCAATTTCAGAAAATAGTGGCATATATAAATCGTTCATATTAACCTCACATAATTTCAATTGTGCTATTAGTTCCGCGTGTATCAATAATTCTAATGCCAGTAGTAGACCGATTCTGAATGGGGATAGTATCAATATCAATTAAAACAGCCTTATTATTCGCGGATACGAATAATTTATCTTGTGTAGTTGGAACTGCGTACACCAAAGCTAACGTGTCTTCTTTTAAATTCATTACTTGGCTACCTTTTACTGCTCGATTGGTTGTATTAAATTCATCAAGCGCCGAAATTTTTCCCTTTCCAGATGAAGTAATCGAGAGTAAACCACGATATTCTAATGTAGATTTAATTAGAGTACCACTCTGTACATGCTCGTTAGAATCTAATTTGATTGCCTTTACACCTTTAGCCACGCGCCCGATACAATTTAATTCATTTATAGAATAATAATTATAACGGCCACTTTCACTAGTAATAAACAATTTATCTTCATCCGAAGAAGAAAGGTAAACTCCAATTAATACATCATCATTTTCTAATTTAACCGCGGCTACTCCTTTCTTAGCTCGTACTGAATACTCCATTATCGAACTCTTTTTAACGTAGCCTTTTTTACTTAAAGTAATAAGATATTTATAAGCATTAAATGATGTCGAATCAATTAATAGTATAACTTTTTCATTATCTTGCGGACTAATTACTTCATAAATAGAATAATCTTTATCAAAGTCTAAGTCTGCGAGAGGAAAATTATACATGCGTCCAAGATTAGTAAACGCCGCGATTGTGCCAAGATTACTTGTATATAAAGTATTAATAAGATTGGCATTCTTTGGCGGCTTAATATTAACGCCCTTTCGGCCACGTTTTCCGCCTTGTAGTTCATCGCGCTTGACCATGCGAATCATATTATTATCAAATAACATAATTCCTACATCTTCTTCTTGAATTTCTGGTTGTGTTTCGTTTGAACTTTCTACAATATTTAGTATTTTAGTTCTGCGTGCGTCACCAAATTTATCGGCTACTTCTTTAAGAATTTTAATTAATTCTTCATCCAAAGCGGTAGAATCATTTAATAAGTGCGTAAGCTCGGCAATTTTACGTTCAAGTTCCTCTCGCTCGTCATTTAATTTCACAATATCAAGTTTTGTTAAACTTGATAGTTTCATAGAGAGAATGGCTTTTGCTTGCTCTTCATTGAAGTTATATATATCAATTAATTTAGAAGATGCTTCTGCTGGATTAGCAGATGCTCTAATTAAAGCTACAACTTCATCAATAATTGAATAAGCTTTGATTAAACCATCTACAATATTTTTTCGCGCGAGAGCTTTGTCTAAATCAAATTGAATAATATTTCGTTTACATTCACGAATATGTGTGATATAAGCATCACAAGCTTCTCGCCATCCAAAAACTTTTGGAAACCGTCCTTTGTCCAGCAAAATCATGTTGATAGAATACCAATTTTCAAGTGAAGTATCACTATAAAGTTTATCCATCATTTTCTTAGGATTAACACCTTTGGATAGATAAATACGAATATCAGCAACCTTCTTGGTATGATCTACAACACGTTCAACGCCGTAGTTTTCATTTTCATTAGTTAATGCCGCGAGCTGGTCAATTATTGTATTAGTAAATACTCCATAAGGTAATTCAGTAGCTTGAATCATATTTTGATCTGGAAAATATTCTAATTTTGCTTTAATACGGACTGAATCACCTTTCCCGGTTCGCAAGCTTTCTTTAACCTGCGCGGCGTTTGTAATAGTTCCACCAGTAGCAAAGTCAGGTGCGCAATAAATTTCATTAAAATCAATATTTGGATTACGAATAATCTTAATTAATGCTTCATTTACTTCGCGTAAATTAAACTGTGGAACAGATGTCGCCATAGCAACAGCGATACCAGAACATCCATTTACAATATTCCAAAAACCAATAGATGGAAAAACAGAAGGAATCATTTCTGTATCATCATAGTTAGAATACCATTGTGTTCCAATAGCGTTTTTCTTTAACCCAGCAAAAAAGTAATCTGCTATTTCACTCGCGCGCATTTCAACGTAGCGCGCAGCCGCGTGACTATCGGGAGAAGATGGATTACCAAAACTTCCTTGAACATCTTCTACTGGATAATGATATGACCAAGGACGAGCGGCGCGAATAAAAGTATCATACATTGCTACATCGCCATGGACATATGACTGTGCCATCGCGGCTGCGACTGATTTTTGAGCTTTTTGCATCTTATCCTTATGAGTTAATTTATTTGTAAATTGAGCATACAATCCTTGACGCAAACCGATTTTGAGCATATCCCGAACGTCGGGAATGGCACGTTCTTGCGCCACGGATGCTCCATAGGTCAAGAAAGCATTTTCAATTTGTTTTTGAAAATCAGTTTCGTAAATCAAATTGTTTTCACTTCCTTTTCTTCTTTACTATATTATATCATGATTTTAGAGAAAAGTCAATTATTTGTCTTATTATAAGATTCTATTGTATAATAAAGTTCATTACTAAAATCTTTTAAAGAACATTCATCACAGTTGCGACAGCAATCGCTACAATAATAATCAATTAAATTTTCTATGTCATTTATAGTTAAATTATTTTCATTAATCATTATTCTTATAATTCCTTATTTTATTTTTTCATTTAATTCTCTGAAAATTTCTAATAAACATTTAAAATTACCATTATCATCTTTAACTGAAATATTGTAAAATTGACACATTTGATAAAATAAGCTATTTTCATTAAATTCTAATTCATTTAACACTAAATCAATATATTTTTTCATTTTAAATTATTCCTTAATTATTTAAAACTTATTTAGTATAAAAAAGATAATTTTGAGGAGAAGTTAATTGTTCAGAAGTTGATTTTCTAATCACTACCTCTCCGCTATGAAGAAATTTATGAATTAATTCCCCTTCATATTTAACAATTTTACAATCTTGAATTAATTTGGTGGCATTTCTTTCTATAAACCATTTATTTAAATCATCAATTGATTCGGCACCACATAATATATCATCATTAAAATAAATATCTAAATGCGTTCTTGAACGCCCATCAGGTGTAAAATATGGTCCTCCGCCATCTTCTTTTTCATATCTATAAATTATCATTTTATTTAGAAGTCAAACTTTTATTCATTGCTTTTTGCTACATTACCAGTTTTAGATTTAAATAACTCTTCATAATTTATAATGATAGAATAATCTCTTTTATCTTCTGGTTCATAAAAATAATCATCTGGGTTATCATCATAAGCAAATGTTGAAGCGATAACACTATATGGCCATCTATTAGCAAGTTCAAAATCATTATATGTAATACTAGGTGGGTCACTAATTCCGCAACAATCTACTTCAAGTTTTCGTGGATAGTTTTTAATAAAATTTAAAAATTCTTGTTTAGATACTTTTTTCCAGACAGGCGTTGCTGTATAAAAAAATTCTTGAGATTTCATTTAATTCTCCTTAATTATTCAAAATACTAAAATCAACATTTTTAAAGAAGAAATTTTTTTATATGAAAATTATAATATAAATTTTAAAAATTGTCAACTATTATTAGAAAAAAACTCACGAATATTAAACCATTTATTTTCTATCAAATTACCAATTTCATCAATGGTTCCACCCCAGCCATTTGTCTTACATCGAATATATTTGCCTTTTAAATCTTCCCAGCGCTCTACACCAACCGTATCCATAATTTTCATCATAGCTACGAGTCCATTACCAGAACTTGCTGTAAATTCTTCAGCGCCTAAGTATCCCTTACCAATACAATATCCACCATAACTACAACCCCAGCCGGCACCTTCAAGTATTAAATCAAAAGTCAAACAGCCATGATCGGCCATAGAAATACTTATATTTGTAATTTTTGCATTTTCAATACTCATATTTACCTCAATTATTTAAAACACTAAAGTCAACGTTCTCAAAAAGAAATTCTCTCCTGGGGTCTACGTCATTTCCCATTAATATATTTAGCATTTCTCCCGCGGCCTGAATATCTTTTACCGTTAAAATCTCTACTCGTCGTTCTGTTGGGTGAAGCATTGAGCGTTCCATATCGTCGGCCCCGAGCTCGCCCAAGCCCTTTGCCCTTGTCATCGTCCATTTCTCATGACCTTTACGAATTTTAGCAAGCTCTTCATCGTTATAAGCAAATAGTTTTTGATTACCATTTTCTAACTTATAAAGTGGAGCCCTTAACCAACAAAGTCTATCCTCTTTAATAAAATCTGGCATAAGAACATAGAACATTGTAGCAATTAGGCACATAATATTGTAACCGTCCGCATCAGCGTCAACTGCAATAGCAACCTTACCATAATTTAACTTCTTACTATTGTACCGATTTTGAATACCGCAACCAAGTGCCATAATAATATCAGAAACTTCCTGGTTTTCAAGACATTCGTCAAGTGGATGCTTTAATAGATTTTTTACTTTACCCCGGACAGCATACAAAGCTTCGGTATTAACATTACGTGCGGGCATTAAGCCGCCCAATGCAGAATTACCTTCACAGATAATTAACATAGAATCTTGTCCGTGCTTTTCGCAATCTTTAAATTTATCAGAAGAAGTAATTTTTTTCTTTTTATGCTCCGCTTCTTTCTTATCCATATTTAAGACTGCATTATACTCTTTTTCTGCGGCGGCAGCTGCTTTTTCAATCTTTTTGAACATTTCTATAATAGTATTAAATTCACCACTATATTTAATGCTCATTTCTTTTAAAGCAGAGGTAAAAGCGGTCGTAGCAAGAGTGCGTAAAGAAGGATTATTAATTTTAGTTTTAGTCTGATTTGCAAACGAAGGATTTTCTACTTTACAATTAATTACATAGAATAGATTTTTACGAATATTTTCTCCTTCAAAATTCTGCCCGGATAGATTATTAATAGTTTTAGTTATCGCTGCGCGAGCGCCCGTCACAGGCGTGCCTAATTCAGGACAGCGAAGACCATTTACAAATACATATGGTGTTTCATGCTTTGTTCCCCACTGAAAAGCAATTTCTACGCTATCAGTTCCATCAGAAGCAGAAGAAGTAATAATATGTTTTTGTAGTGGATTTTGAATACTTTCTTTTACGAAATCTACGATGCCTTCTTTTGCACAAAATACGTTTGTTTCTGTACCATTTGAAACAACAAATTCAATACCCGGATATAAATATGAAATGTCTTTTATATCAGAGCAAATACGTTCATAAGAATAACCAATTTCACCATTTGAAAAAACTTCTGGATCGGGAGTAAATATTATTTTTGTTCCATTGGGTTCATTAATTACGCCTTCTTTGTAGTTTCGGAGCTCTCCTTTCCAGAAATTAGCAAAAGCAAATTTACTATTTCTATAACTTGTAACAGAAAAAGTTTCTGATGAAAGACATACACAAGAGCCACCAATACCATTTAACCCTGATGCATTTTTATAAGCATCATGATTGAATTTACCACCAGTATGAGATTGCGTGAAAATAGCGACAAGAACATTTTCACCATTTTCACGAATGCCAAAGGGAACGCCTCGACCGTAGTCTCGCACTGTTATTTTATTATCTTCTTCATTTAAAGTAATTTCAATTCGCTTGCCAAAACCCGCGAGCGCTTCATCAGTGCTATTATTAATAATTTCCTTCAAAGCTTGATATGTTCCTTCAAGGTCATCAGAACCTAAATACATATTTATTCTTGTTCTAACTCCGGTGCGGAAATCAAGACTTTCAATGGAGTTAATGTCATAATTTTGATTCACATTATCCCTCCTTTTCTTTATATTTATTATATCATAAATTAAATAAAAAGTCAACTTTTAATTAGTTGACTAGAATTTGATTAAGATAATCATTAATATTTTCATAATTATAAGGAATTTCAATTAATTTAATATTATGTTCTTTACAGTAAGCTCGTTTTAATTCATCATAACGAATTTGTAATTCAAATTTTTCATAAGTTTTTTGTAAATATTCTATAAATTGATAATGTTGTTTGCCTTGAAATTCAATTACTATTGGCTTATCTATAATTTTAAAATCAAAACGTAAATGATTACTTTGTCCATATAAATCTTCAAATGTATATTCACGACTAAATCTAATATGATGCTTGTCTAACCATTGCTTCACGATTTGTTCGCCATTTGAGCCCTCGTATTCTTTTAACACTCCATTATGTTCATTGATTCCTGGCTGAGTCCACTTTTTAAAATATGGATTATTTTCTTCTGGGCCAAATCGTCTATGCAAATCTTGAGTGCAATGTTGAGTAACTTTACCATTTGAATCTACACAATTAAAATAAATATCACCCCATGGAGTACGTTTAGCAATACTAGCAATAAAGTATGGGCCATAAAAATTACCTAATAAATTAGATTTTAAAAATACATTTTTAGTATTATTTTCCGCCTTATACTGCCATTGCTTTTCAACTTTAACCGACTCTTCAATAGGTGAATCTTTTAATGGGCATCCTCTATGCCCAATCGAATGTCCGGATTTAAGATTATCAGAACGTACCAATTGTTCGTGCCCACAATCACAACGACATGGATAATGTTTTCTTTTGTTACGGGAAACAGGCTCTCCTATTACAGTCCAACGATTAATTTTTGTTCCAATTGTAATATTCATATTAATCCTTTTTAATTATATCGTAAATTAAAAGAAAAATCAAATCTTATTGATTTGACTTATTTATTTAAATAAATAATAACGTCCTTATTCATAAAACAATAATAAAATTCTATTTTTTCTACCAATAAACTATATTCCCAACTTAAATGATGATAAAATTGTGAATTATTATATAAATCATAATCAAATTTTCTTAAAATGTCTCCGTCTTTAAATTGAATTATAATTGTTCCCCAGTCATGTAAATTTTGTTCAAACCAATCTAAAACCTGTTTTAAATTCATATTTGAAAAGATATATTCACCTTTTCCATAGCCCATATCACAAATTTGTTTTTCAATGATATGTGTCTGCATAATTATTTCCTTTCTTTTTTATTTAATTATACTATAAAATAAAAGAAAAGTCAAGTTATTTAACTTGACTTAGTATTTTAATAAAATAAAGTTAATAAATTTGTTTAAATTTTATACGTCTCATTAGATTATGAATATCATCAGTTGAATATTCTGGATAGTTTTCCTTAAGATATGCTATTACTTCTACATTAATATTGTAAAATTCTTGTTGTAGACGCGCGCGAATTAGTGGTAAAGCGAAATTTTCAAAAATAGTATTAGGTTTTAATTCTTCATAAGGCTCATGTAAATATGTCTCAAATTCTTTTTTACATAAATTTTTAATACTTTGTTGTATTTCAGTAGTTTCGGGTAAACGAGAAAATACTTCATCCACATTCAGGTTTACTTCAATAGGTTGATTCATCATTCCACTCCTCTGTGATAACATACTTAAATTTATAATATTGCCTCCATTCATTGTTGCAATCGCTACAATGGCAGTCAATATAATAATGGCCAGTACCGTCAAAGGAAAATTCAGTTTCATCAGTATCATATTGGTACCAATTATCACTACCACATTTAGGACAAACGGAATCGTAAATGGTTTTACTCATTTTCATTTTCCTTTCTTCTTTTGTATATTTATTATAATATAAATTAAAAAAGAAGTCAAGTATTACTTGACTTAATTTTCTCTATATAATTCTCCATATTTTTCAAAAAGAAAATCAATCATTTCTTTTCTATTCTGTTTATAGCGATTATTATTTAAACGTTCAATTAATTGCTGTTCAGTTGCTGGCATCCAGTAATCTTCACGCATTGCGGCTAAACATTCTCCATCACTGCAATAACAAATAGCACATAGTTTATTACCACGACCGCACATTTTATTTCTCCTTAATAAGCAACATGTTCAAAAATTTTTGGTTCTTCTGCTTCAAAG